TCAGTCCTTCAGGCGCGACTGCTCTTGAATAACTGGCTCGTCTTCGAGCATCGTGCGCAGCGAGTCGGCCAGGATGAGTGCCGTCGACGACGAGCCTTGGCGGAAGTAGTCGTGCGTCCGGAGCGCCAGCGCACGCAACCGCGCCACCTCCCACAGCAGCGCGCGCACGTGAGGCGAATCCGGGCTGCGATCCTGGATCGCTTTCAGATCGTCCTTCGTGAGCGCGGGCTTGAACCGCATGGCTGGATTACTGTTCATCCATACAGTGTATCAGCGGTGTCATGCAGCCTAACTAATTTTGGCTTGCCACGGTCGCCAGCAGCCCGCCCTGCCATACTGAGCGCATGGAAAAACGAACAGACCATCTCACCGCGACCTACGTCGATCTGGCAGTAAATGTCGCGGCCGTATTCGGACTCGAGGTTGGCCTGCGCGTGCTGCAAAACACGACGCCTTTGCACGTGGTACAACGTGTTCTAAGCGATGGCGGGCCGCGCCGACGCGGGGCTGCACCGATCAAACCTGACTAAGGATGATGATGGACAACGAGATCGATGGCGACATGGAAGAGCTGCCAGGGCAGCCTAGGGTGGACGTCCCGGAGTCCGACCTGATACTGCTGCAGCGAGCGGCGCACGCGATCGGCGCGGTGCGCTTTGAGGTGGTCGTCGGCGAGGGCTATGTCAACTTGCACTTCGCCGACGGCTCGGTCATACACAGCTGGAACCCGCTCATGTTTAACGGTGACGCGCTCGACCTAGCCGTGCGACTTCGACTTGAGATTTACATACATGAGCACGACACTTCGGCGATGACCTCCGATCGGAAATTGGCAAACGAGCCGCACGGCGGCGACGCGGGCGCCGCTACCCGTCGGGCCATCACCCGCGTCGCGGGCGAGATCGAGAGCTAGCACCCTTATTTCGGCCAGGCCTGCACCGTCTTTGCGTGGCGCGCCGCGCATTCCGCATACTGGCGCAGCAACTCGATAGCCCAGCCCTGCCACACATCGTAGTCGGGTGCGGCCGGGCGCTCGACTGCCGGGCACGGCGCAGCCAGCGCGCTATCGAGGGATGCTTTTATTGGCGGCTTCGATTGCGGCGTCGAGGTAGCGCACGCGGTCAGCATCAGGCACGCAGCCAGCAGGCAGAGGTTTCGCATTGCGCAGCTCCTTGGTGAGCGCCGACATGCGCGGCGCCAGGGTGGATTGAATGGCGGCGAACTCGGTCGCGGCCTCGGTGATGCGCGCGGCGTCGGCCTGCAGCGTGGTCAGCGCCAGCTCGGACTGGCTGCGCATGGTTTCCGCGTGCGCGCGCTGCAACTCGGCAATCTCCGCGTCGTGCCGCCAGCCGTTCGTGAACCAGCCGGCGGCGCCGGCCAACGCCATCGCCAGCAGCAGGACCAGCGCGCGGTACTTGACGGGGATCATGGCAGGCCTTTCAAGCACAGCTCGCGCTCGGCCTGGCGCCGGCGCGTGAGGCCCCGCACTTCCTCGTAGACCCAATGCATCACGACCTTGCCGCGCGCGTCCTTGAGCGGCTTCCCGTCGGGGCCTTTAACTGGCCGCAGAACCTTGACCTTATTCCAGGCCAGCAGCGCGTTGCACGCGCCGACCATGTCGCCAGCGTTCGTGCGCCGCGCCATGCTCGAGCCGCAAAAGCCGTTCACTCCGATGTTGTACGCGACGTCGACGAAGGCCACCTTCTGGACATCGGTCAGGCGTGAGAGCGGGATGCACATGGCGATGCCGGCGGCGTGCCGCTCAAGGTCGCGATCGAGCTGCGCGCGGCACTGAGCGGGAGTGTACGTCTTGCCCCACGCCGCGTTCTCGGTGGCGCCGGTGCAGTACGTGAGCACGCCGGCCATATCGCGATAGGTGGTGAACTTGGTGTCTTCGAATGGCGGCGTGAATTTGAACAGCGCGGTAGCGGCCACGACGCCGACCAGCGCGACCAGGCCGCGCCGCTGGGTTGGTGCGCCCTTAACCATTGCCGGTCACCGACGGTTGTGCCACGACGCGCGCGATCGCGGCGCCGAGCGAGGTCAGGCCGGCGGCCACCACCAGGATAGGCGCGGTGCCGCTGGCGTACAGGTTCATGCCGGCCTCGATGGCAGAAGCGATGGCGGCCAGCAGCGCGAAGCGTACCGACCAGAGTTTGGGGAACTGCGCGCGTGCATCGTCGATGAATTTCATGGTTTCTCCAGTGGTGGGCAATACGGCTTTACTTCGGGCGCCTGCAGCTGCGCGAGGAATTGCGCCAGGCGCACTTCCCGTTCGTGGCACTCGAGCTCGGCCAGCCGGTTCTCGCGCGAGTTGCGCTGGTGCGTGTACCAGGCGTTCAGCAGGAACGTCAGCAGCGCGGTCAGGATGCCGACGATGACGCCGACCTGCGTCAGGGTCAGGGAGGTGGCGACCGTTACTGCGGCGCCGGCGTAGCTGCCGACTTCCGGCGGGGTGGTCTTGCTGATGCTCATTGGTGCCTTTCGATGGGCGTAAAAAAAGCCGCTCGAGGCGGCGTGGCTGAGTTGCGCGTATGTCAGATTTCTTCAACCTCGAGCGTGGTCGCGTACGCGTTCATGAACTGGTAGGCAAGGTCCGAGTCTTTCGTGCGCCGGCCGTACACCATGAAGTCGCGCTCGAGCTCGACGTCGGCATGCATCGGGAACACCGACAGCAGGATCGGATGCGCGCGGCTGTTGCGCACCAGGTTGAGAAACGTGGCCCGGTCCGCCGGCGGCATGGCGCGCAACTCAACCGGCACCTTGCGGCTCATCGTGCCCGGGTCGACCAGCTGGCCGCCGCCGCCGCGCGTGATCGCGGTGCGGTCGACCATTCCCACCGACGCGGCTGAGGCGTTGTAGGTCAGCGACCAGAACGAGCTGGCCACCATGCAACCGGCTTCGATGTAGCCCTGCAGGTTGTCCGGATCCGTGATGTCAACCGCCACGGCGCGCGCGACGATCTCGATCGGCAGCCAGTGGCGCGCGTACGCACCACCGCCGTAGGCATATGCGCTTGCGGCCTGCGCCGGCGTGAAGCCACGCAGCCGAACCGCCGGCGCCGGGCACGCCAGCACCAGGCCGCTGTCATAGTCGTACGACTGCCAGCTGTCGATGTGACCTGCCGGGCGCGTCGCCGCAGCGCTCGTGCTCGGGTAGTACGACCCGGCCACGGGCCCCGCCACGCCCATCGCACCCCACAGCAGGATCCCGGCCGTGCCATTGCCAGCATAAGCAGCCCCGTTGGTCGAGCGATTGGTGTAGACCTGGACGAACGAGGTGGCCGCCGACGTGGCCGACGCCGTGATGCTGCAGCGGTACCAGCCACCCGGGCGCGCATCCACCCGTGCGGTGCAGTTCGAGGTTGCGACCACGTCACCGGTGTCAAGGTCGAAGTCCGCAAACGAGTTGGTGAACCCGGTACCGAACTGCAGGCGCAGGTACCGCTCTCCGGTGTCGCGCTTGGCAAAGAACGATTCGGTGTGCAGCCCGTTGAGCGCCACCGCGCCGATCGACTGTTGGGCGTAGTGGGGGCCGCTGGTGGTAGTAGCGATGATGCGATCGGCCGTGACCGCACCGTCGGGCGCCGTGCCAGCGTTGGCTGCCACAGTGACCGCGCTCTTCGTCCATGCGGCGTTGTCGAATGCCTCCGTGTAGGTGTGGTTGTTCGTGATGGCCGCCTCGCCCGACACGCGCACGCGCAGCCGCGCCGTCGGCGACAGGTTGCAGAACGGGAGTCCGACGAAGCCGATCGGCTCGACATTGTCGAAGACGGCGGTGACCCGGGCGTCGCGGCTGGTGGCGCGCCACACCGGGTAGACCTGCGCGGCAGCCAAGTTGCCAACGGCCAGCGCGCCGGCCGTGCTCGAGGCGGTCAGGGTCGCGCGCTCGATGGCGTTGTCGGAAACGATTCTCAGATTGGGCATGCGGTCTCTACCAGGTGATTGCTTCGATTTCGGCCGCTGTCATCGCCGCGTCTATCTGCCGGCGCAACAGTTCGTTCTTGCCCATGGCCATCAGGATTGCGGCCTTCCCCGTCTTGCCGACCTGCTGGATCTGGGCGACGGTGTGGTCACGGAATTCCCAGCCGCCGGCGACGTCAGCGCACCAGAACTGCGTGCGCCAGTCGGGATCACTGCCGGCCATCAGCGAGTCAGTCACGGACGCGATGAGGTTTGCCTGGTCCTGCACCTTGGCCGGATACAAATGCGCCTCTCCGAGCGCACTGCACATAAACCCGGCGACGATTTGCTGCTCGCACGCTACTCGCATCTGCTCCGTGCGGTGTGCGCGCAGTTGCTCAATGCTCCCGGCCTCGACCCAATGCAGAGCACGCTCCACGCTCCAGTGCAGAACCGATGTCTCCGTCGGACCGCGCCAGTCGATCGGACCGTCCAGCAAGATCGGCGCGCCCTCGGCGTGCTGCACGACCGGCGGCCCGACTTCCGGCGCTTCGCAGGAAAGGCAGGCGCGCACGCGGCCATCCGGCATCACGTCGGCAAAATGGAAAGTGGCTGTCATGGTGGCGTTCCGTGATTCGCATTGATTGAGGTGCCCAGGACGATCGTGCGCTGGTTACCGTCGGTGACTGCGCAGGTCACGGTATATGTCAGCGTGGCATTTGTACCGGACCCGCTAAACGATGCTGATTGCGACGTGGTTTCGCTGATTACCATGTTGCCCGCGCTACCTGTTTTAGTTTCGAGGGTCAACGTCCATCGGTAAGTGTATGGCGCCTTCCCGCCTGACACATTCGCTTTCAGAAATCCATATCCAGCCGAACCATTCGGATAGCTGCCGCCCGCACTTCCGGTGAGCCATGCGGTATAGGATTCAAGTGATGCCTGATCGATACGCAAACCCTCTTCCGGGCTGTAGCGCATATTAGCGCCGCCAGCAGTTCCAACGAAGAATTTTGGCGCGCCGCCAGGTGCCCCGATAAAAATACCCGATCCGGTGTTATACGCATTACTACCTTGATGTAGCGCGCCATCCGGCCCAAGAAGTACGTCGCCTAATATCGCGGACACTGCCGATACGCGGTCGACATTTATCAAGTCGGCCGTTAGGGATTTAGTCTTGATATGCCGGGCTTCCAGCGCGCCGTCGCCTACCAGTGAGCCGTCGGCCACGCGGGTGATGCTAAAGCTGCCTACCTCTACCGTGCCAACCGTATGGCTATTTCGAATCTGAAATACGCCTTTTGACAGCGTTCCAGAAACAGGAACTTTAATTCTTGTTGTGAAAGTCCGAATACCTTGTGGTGATGCACTATTTAAATGGACGGCCATCCCATCGGCCCAATTTTGGCCTGCCAATTGCCCCGTCATATTATGGTCAACGTACCCAGGGAGAGTCCAAAAAGCCGACAGCCGACCATTAAAATCAGCAGACATACCGATTTGGCATTGCACTATATATTCCGCCCCGGGAGTAATTGGAAACGGTTTGCTGTATGACGTCGACTCCCCGCCGTTTTGAGCTAAGTACATTGACGAGCCCAAACGCCAATCGGTAGCCAGGCCCGTGTCAGCCCAAAAAGAAACCGACGCTCTACCGCTCCGATCCCACCAATCTAAATCCCGAAACTCAGGATCGGGGACGATATTGTCAGGGGTGCCGACAACAAGATTGCGGGCTGTCACCGCGCCGCCCGCGATCTTCTCTGACGTTACAGATCCCGCGCCCAAGTGTGTCGTCAGAACCGATTTTTCGACCAGCAGACTTCCCGGAAAGAACGACCCTGGGTAGAACCACTTCGAGCCGTCCCATTCCTTCGGCCAACTGGAAACGCCATTGCTGATGATCACAATGTCGCCGACCACATTCCCGCCTGGGGTGGCTGCGTCGGCGATGCCATCGCTCCAAGCGTTCCCCGTCGCGCGGTAGAACCCGGCGCCACGCGATCCGGACCCGCCAGCAGCACCATCGCGCAGTGTCGTAACAAGGAATCCCTGTGAGAAGGTTTCGCCACCTGCGGCGATACTTGCCGTCACCATCGCAATCGACCCTTGCATGTCGACGTACCGTACCGTGGCTCTTTTCCCGGTCACTTGAGTGAGGGTCGCGCCCTCTGCAGCGAATGTAACGTCGCCTTCCAGTCCCATCAAACTTGCAGTGATCGTCATGGCTGGCACGTCCAGATCACCAGCGGAATTAATATGGAATGCCAGCGGCACGGCATCGAGCAGCACGCGGGCATTCTTCGGGTTGATGATCCGCACCGAGGCGGCCTGCAGGATCGCATCGCGGTCGTTCAGTGCTGTGCTCATACGAGGAATCCAACGGTGACCCGGCCGGTTTCCCAGTCAGGTGCGAGTGAAATAACGATGCCGGTCACGCCGGCGTCCATGCCGAAGCGCGGTGCGTAGACCGTGACGGCCTGGCCCAGCTCGAGCGAGAGCAGTTCCGGCACGCCCTCAAACTCGTATGTGGTGCGCGGGACCTTCCACAGGTCGAGCCGGCGCTGCGCCTCGGCGTCGGCGTCGCCGCGCGTGAGCAGCATGGTGTCGATCTGCACCGGCTCTGCGTTCAGGCGGTACGTGGCCAGCGTGGCCGCGTCGGTCTTCGTGGTGGATAGCCACTCTTCGGCGAAGAGCGCCTTGTGCACCTCCGGCAGATTCGCCAAGATGCCGGCGTCCTGCACGGTCCAGGCGCGGGCGAAGCCGAGCTTGACGGCCCCGACTACGTCCGTGCGTGCCGCCGGCTGCAGCGTGCCGTCGACCATGTGCTCTGGTCGGATGACCACCGGCGTGCCGGCGCCCGGCAGCGCGACCTTGATCAGCCGCGCCAGGCCGAGGCGCGACATCACCAGCTGGGCGCCGACGCTACCGAGCAGCATCTGGCAGGCAGCCAGCACGTTCTGGCGCGCGGTCGAGTACACGCCCAGCGACTGCTGGTGCACGGCGTCGAACGCGGCGATGTTGGCCAGGTCAAGATCGGCATCAGCGAATCGGTCGGATTCCTTGCCGTAGCCGGTGACCAGGCGCTTGACCAGCTGCGCCGCGGTGTCGACGTAGCCACCGGCCGCAGCGCCGCGCACGGAAGCAGTGACCACGCCCGCCGGTGCCGATTGCAACTGGAACGTACCGGCCGCGAGGCCGGGGGTGAAAGCCACCGGCGCACCGTTGTCGCGAACCTCGATGATCGAGTCGATCGCTCCGGCGTGCACTTGGTACTTGAGGATCGCCGCATTGATCAGCAGCGGCGTCACGTTGAATACCTGGCCCAGTGCGATCGGCAGCAATGCATCCCGCTGCTCGCCCGTGCCGCCCAACTTGGCCTCGCTGACCGGTGTGTTCAGCCGCTGCATCTTGTCGCGCAGCTTAAGCGCCAGCGCCTGGCGGCCGCGCGGCGCGATGTCGGCCACGATGCCATTGAAGATCATCCGGAAGTCCGCGCGCCCCCAGCGCACATCGCCGATGTACGCCTTGATCGCCCGATTGTTCCAGATGTACCCAGGCCCGGCCCAGGCATCGCGCGCGCCGCCGACGTTCTCGAGTTCGAGTTCGCCTGCCGATAGCCCGCCCTCGCCGTCCAGCAGCAGCCGCTCAGTGAACAGCCTACCGACAGTGGCGATGGGCAGGTACGTGGTGTTCGCCGGCGCGTCGCCGGGCCCGGTGGTGAATGGTTTCGTCGCCAGGTACACGACGGACTCCACGCCACCGATCTGCACGGCCGCCTCGATGAGCACGACACGATAGGCGGCCGAGCTTTTCAGCCAGGCCAGGACTTGAGCATCAGTCATGCGAGTGCAACCCTTTGTTCGCTGTTGGTGACGGACTTGAACCCCGTCGTGGTGGCGCCTGCGACATGCTCAGCGCTCTCACGCGCCGCCCGTGCATTTGCCTCGATCACGTGCCCGGTCTGCACGGCCTGTTCCGCGCGCAGGCTGGCCAGCTCCTGGCGCACCGACTTGAGCTCGGCGACCAAGGCGACGGTGTTGTCTGCCCCGTACGAGGCATACATCACCGGCGTCGGCATGTTGATCGGCGGCGCGGCCATGGCGCCCGGTGTCAGCGGGGCCGTCGTACCCATGAGCTGGTGCACCTGCAGGATCGCATCGCGCACCGACAGCACCGACTTGTCGAGCGTGATCAGGCCGCTCACCGACAGCTTCAACGCGTCCAGCTGCGCCTTGCCGACGTCGACCTGCGCGCCCGCCCAGCGCTCCGCCTCTGCCGTGGATGCTTGCGCATACGCGAAGTCGGCCTGGTACTGGCCACTGCTGGCGAACACCGCGCGCGACGCCGTGAGGAACGAGTTGAACGCGGCCGAATAGTTCGACTGCGCCGACTCATCACCACTGCGCGCCGCTGCCAGCACCGTCTCGTACTGCGCTTTTGCCTCCGCGTATTTCTCTTGCGGCGACAGCGGCGACAGGCCGCCCAGCAGCGCGTTCTCCCGCAGGCTTTTCAGGCTTGCGGCGAACGAGCCCATCCGGTCGATCGTTGAACTGATCGCATCGTTCTCGGCGTTGTATGCATCGGTCAGTTCCGAGCGCGCATCGGCCAGGGTCTTCGTCGCATCCTCGATCTCCGGATACAGCTTGGCGTACGCTTCCTGCAGGTCCATCAGCGCGACGTACTGCTCGCGCTGGGCCACGTTCGTGAGGTCGAGGCCCAAGACGTATTGCTTGAACGAATCGCGCGAGCGCAGCGCCGACAGGCCCATCGATGCCAGCTGGTCGGTGACGTACTTCTGCACCGGCGCCAGACGCTCGGACTCGGACAGGAAGTTCTCGGCAAAGCTGGCCGTCTGGCTGGCCAGCTCATCGATCCCGCCCGCCAGTGTCAGCAGGTCCTCGCGTGCGCCGAGACTGGCCACGCCGGTGGCGCCGAACGTTTTGCCCACGCTGGCCAGGACAGCATCCAGGCTGGCGTAGTTCAC